CAAGGGTCACGAGTACGTCAACTGTCCTGATCGTAAGATGATTAAAATGTGCGAGAAGGCGGGTCCGTATTGGATTTGCGAGTGTGCCATGAGGTAGGGAAAGGGAAGGGGCCGGTCTTTGGGAGTGAAAACCAGGCCCCCTTGGGGTCAAAACCACTCTACGACTAATCGGTCTCCTCTTCAACTTGTTCTAGTCGTTTTCTGTGTTTTTGTAGCTTTTCTTTCAACCTCGCATCCGCTTCTTTTTCTGGCGGGGCAAACCAGCCCAGCACTTTGCTCAGAATCCAAAACATAACGACCTCACAATATTTTCTTTTCTTTCACTTCGAAATCGTCACCCGCAAGAAACTGCGTCTGCTCTTTCAAAGCTTGTGGATGGTGAGGGACGCTGGTCAGAGTCATACCCATCAACTGAAGTGTCGGAGGGTTTTCTTTCATGCCCTCTTCGATTTTTTTCATCAGCGAATGATCACGGACCTGGTTCAGCGACAACGACTGATAGACCACTGTCGAGGGTTTCGACGTGGCAAGGTTCTGATACGTGATAGCCATCGTAAATTTTCTAGTCATCAGTAATAAGCTCCTGTATGCCTTCGTTTATAAATTGTCGTTTCTTTTGTTCAATAAAGTCTACAGGGGATATCAAACCACGTTTCAATCTGATTTCATCCAGTTCAAGGACCTCGCTCGAGGGAATCTCAGAAACATCTATTTTTTCAATATTCTGCTGTAACTCTAAGATGCTTTGCAGATCGTTTTTGATGAACTCTTTGACTTCTTCCCAAGTGTCCGGCGTATCCGGTGCTGGATACTCATCGTCATTTGCCCACGATACAACCAACTGCAACGCTAGGGTCAAAGTATTCAACTCATCTTCAGACAAATGTAATTCATGCTCGTTGTCACCGCCCATGATCAGGCTACAATGAGCACCGTATTGCTCTTTTGTTTTATCACTCCACTTCATCTTTTTTCTCCATATCGTACATGGTGAGATCCCTACGAAACTTTACCCGACAATCGGCGTGATCGAACGGAACTAAGTGTAAATAAACCTGACCGCCATACGCGATTGGTTGATCGTGTCTCTCGTCGAGATGAAGAATTACATTTCGCTTGTCGTTTTCTTCGTTGTCTTCTTTCAACTGCAAACTGAAACAAATATTACGCAGGAAGTGCGAAAGAAAGAACGTAAAGTCGCTCAGACTCAAATCATCGAGCAGTTCGACTACATCTTCTGCCACAAATTTTTTGCCGTAGATTGTGTCCCGCAGGCTTTCGTTCTCCTGCTTTACTTTTGCGATTTGCTCGAGCAATTCTGCAATTTCTTTTTCAGAATTGTCCGCCATTTTTCGGATGTTCTGAAAAGAATTTTCGACGCCTTGTAGCTTATCCAGATATTTATCTGCCTTCCGTTTCCAGTGTTGAGTCAGCTTTTCAGCCTTTTCAACGTCTTCAATTAACTCAGCCTTTTTTTTCATTTACTTTCTCCTCGGTTCCAAAAAATGCGTCAGCCATCATCTTCGCTCGTTTTATCGCGTTGTACTCCGCTGGGGAGTTATCGCGCAGATAACAACGACCACAGATCACTTCACCCTTCTGGATGACGACGCCCCTTATCAAGCAGTCCTCACGGACATCCTTGTACTTACAATCCATATCTTCTCCTCAGAAAATTTACCAGAACCCGCCCCAATGCACCTCGGCACACCTCACCAAACCACGCCTGCCGGAACCAGCCTTGACAGAACCCACCTCACCTGGACATACCATTTCTGAACACACCCCGCCTGCCTTGCCAAACCTGTGCCGCGACCGATCATGCCTCGTCTGACCAGGCCTTGCCGTACCTGCCGCACCAAAGCCCACCCGATCATTCCTCACTTGACCCGACCCTGCCGTACCACACCTGCCTTTCCATACCCCAGAATGCCTCACCCGTATCTACCGCAACACGCCGGTTCATAACCAACCTAACCTGCCATTCCTGACCATGCCTCGCCGTCTCCCAACTCAACACGCCAAAAAATCACGTAACACGCCAAACCTGCCTCACCGGACCCAAACTCGCCAAACCCCAACTCGTGTGCCGCACCATGATTCGCCACTGCAAACCTGCCCTACCACGTCGTGCCGCGCCTGACCAACACCTGACAGACGAAACCGCACCTGACCTCGCCTCGCCTCACCTGCCTCACCGTACCAGACCAGATCGCGCCTGCTCCGCGCCTCGCCAAACCTGACCACACCTCGCCTCACCTGCCAAATTACTTAGCTAGAAAACTCTCTATCGGTTCCAACACCTCAGATAACTCCGCAAGTGCCTGATATTTATTGGAAAACTGAGAGAGCTCTTTTTTTGCTTGTGTAAGTAATTGCTGTCTGCCACAAGCATCCTTCATCATGTCAAACGTGTTCATCCATATGCGGTGAACCTTGTCGTCCTGATCGCGGACCTCGGCTCGTTGGAACACCCTGATCTCGACCGGCTCTTCGTTATGGTCCGTAAACTTGTCACTGACCACGACCAAAGAGCGTTTGATTTTGCGTTCAGTCTCAAGTCGATACTTGAAACCGGCAACCGCATCGTCCCATTCGAAATCATCATGCAACACCGACTGCGGGTTTCTGGCGTGTTCGACCAGCAACCCGTCCGGCGCGGAGCCGTTATGCTCTGCATTCAGCTTTTCTATTTCAGTCAAAGCGGCTTCGGGGTCAGCTTTGAATACTGACCCTTTCCGCCACTTAACTTGATGGTAGCGAGTAAAGCTCACGCCGCTTTCGCTTCAGCCAAGTATTGCTCCTTACCGACAATTACTGTCTGGAACTCTTGGTCTAGCTCAAAACGGCCATTTTCACCGCCTCGCTCTGGTCTCCATTCACCTAGTCCAACACCGAATCCGGCCCGTTGGATCAGGTTCAAAATGGTGTCTTTTGCCAACGCCTGAGAGTCATACTCAAAGCGAAGAACCATCGCCCAATCACGGAACTCAGGACGATAACGCAAGTCAGTTTGATTCATACCGATCTTCACAACGTCCTGGCGCATCACCGGATCGCTGGTCTCCATCGCCACAAGGTTATTCACCTTGTCATCAGGTATGATAAACAACGACTTTCGGAGCAACGTCTTCTCCAAACCGAGATCCTTGTGCGCTGCACCAATCAAACAAGCCTTCACGCCCCCAGCAGGGAACCCAAATACACCGTTCTCACAAACATAAGCAGCATCTTCAAATTCTTGCTGCGGGTTTCGCGGTTCACGGTTCTTGGTTTTGATACCAGCTTGCTTTTCCTCAATCATTCGAATGGCCTTCTCGGACCACTTGTGTTGAATGAAAGGGCTTGTACCCACTATTCGGGTTGTCAAAATGCTTTGTTGCATTTGTTCTAACGCTACTAAATTACTCATATTTTTTACTCCTTACTTATGAGTTAGTTTCGCTTCCGCTTTTCCTCGGCCCCGACACATCGGAGCCAAGAAAACTTTGTAATTCATGCTCGATCAGAAGGCCACGGGTGACCGAGCAACCCCGCTTCTAAGGCCGGAGAAGCCTTGGCCTAATCTGAATTGTCTCCTACAACCTTGAGTGACGGCCCCTTAGACGTATGAGACGGGTCCATGCCATACAGCTTTTTATCCCCGTTCACGACAAAGAATGGCGGATCGTCGGGATCTACCACAAGACGAGATGCCATCCACAACGGGATAATCGTTACGTCCGTGTCCTCAAAATGTTTTTTAAGGAACGACGCATAATATTCATAAGCATCGTCTTCTGTGCCGAACTCCCCAAACACCAGTGACCGGTCGTCTGACTGTAACAAAACACCATATTTTTCTAGTTCAGATTTCATGCTACTCCCCCGTTTCTTCACGGGCCTTGTACCTCGGCTCCATACGTTGGGTCACGTCATTGTGGACCCAGTTGGACCCACTTTGTTCTTGAATCGTCTTCTGTAATTCTTTCAATCTAAATTCGAGTTGGAGTAAACCGACAGTCGCGTAACCGGGTTGGGCGATAAGCTCTTCCGCTTCTTCCCTCGTGTGCTCAACGTCGCCTCTCGTTCTTTGCAGTAGGTCCACGAGCAACGAAACTTGGTCATCGTTCAAATCAATTTGCATCATCTTTCTCCTCTTCTAGTTGTTTGTTGATAAGCCAAATACCTTTCAGAATGGTTTCGACATCCTTTTCAAGCCTCTCAAGTCGCCCGTAAAGCTCCTCAGCTTGTTCTTCTGTAAGGGTAAGTTTGATTTCAATCATTTGTTCACCCTGTAACAACCGCCAATAACATCGTCGGATGTAGGGCGGGGGTTGTCATACGGTTCAATGCCCTCGGGCCACATATAAGTTTCGCCATAATTGATGACCTCTTCTGCGTCAAAACCATATCGATCAGACAACTCGACCATTTTTTCTTCTGAAATACCCTCTAAGTAACCGTCTTGATGACCGGGAGAGTCAGAAAACCAAATTGTGTAAGTCGTTTTTTCCATTCGCACTCCTACTCGTCAAGGCTGGAGAAATACTCGTCCAGCGTGTCTTCATTAAGTTCGTCATAGATACGTTGGGGGCAGTTGGTCCAACCCTTGTTGACCATCCAACCAAGCTCCAAAAGTATTTCTTTTTTGTCGTCGCAATCGACATACGTTCGGAATGTAGATCCTTCCATCAATAGCTCCCGTATTCGTTGTATTCTTCGTTGTCGATGATTCTGGACCAATAAGCCTTGTCTTGGAGTTCTTCGACCCAGATAGATCGATATTCGGGATAAGCCTCAAGGGCTTCGGTGAGGTGTTCGCGGGCCTCGGAACTTGTGTCAAACTCTGCGTTCCACGGCTCGCGGAGCCTGGTTTCTGTGCCACATTCATCAAGGGCCATAAGTATGTAAGCCATTAGTCTGCACCCCCTTCGCGTCTGACCAGTTCCTCGTAAATATATCTGGCGTTCTCTGTCATATTTTCGGGGTTTTCATCGTGGGCGTTCGGACTGTAATAATCCATAATTTTGCAAAGACGTTCATACTTCCTCGAAGATTGTCCTTCGTGATACTGAACAAAAAAATGGTAATAGGCATTAACGATATCAAATCTGTCAAACCACATTGTTTTTCTCCGTTTAAGATATGCGATTCTGGGACGTTATACCATAGCGCATACTAAAACAAGGGTTTTTGGTAAAAAACGTACATATACATAGTCTTTTCTGACAGAAATCAAAAAAATAAAAAAAGTAAAATCTGTCAAAATGCTGGCCTTTCCGGCCTTTCTGTCTAATTCCCTTATACAATAGGGGTTTCGGGACTGACACCTCTATGACACCATGCAAAAACGGTGTCTTATCAAACAAAAACGCAAAACAGTATATAGGGCCAAAAAAAACCCAAAAATTTATTTTTATAAAAGTTCTGAAAGTTGCTATGTAGAAACGGCTATTTTATGATCCGAGCATGGCTAAATCGAAAAACGTTGAAAAAGTAGAAACGAGGGGCCGACCCGCCGTTAGCGAAAATACCCAACTTACCCCCAAGCAATGGAAGTTTGTCGAGATTGTCGCAACCCAGGGTGAGTTTATGACTCTGAGAGATTGTGCGGTAGAGGCGGGATTTGCTTCAAGCGGGAGCCATACTCGAGCTTACGAAATGTTAAACCCGAAAAAATCCCCTCACATAGTCAAGGCTTTGGCAGAAAGACGCAGAGAACTAGCCAAAAAGTACGAGGTCACATACGAGCGTCACATAAAAGATCTTTTGGACCTACGCCAGCAATGCGTGGACAATGGGGCGTGGAGTGCGGCAGTTCAAGCGGAGAAGCTTCGAGGGTACGCGAGTGGGGATATTTACGTTTCGAAAAGCGAGGTCCGACATGGTTCTATCGACAGTATGAGTAAGGCGGAAGTTGAAAAAGAGTTGGAAAGATTAAAAGAACAAATGGAAGGAAAAATCGTTGCCGAAATCCCAAAACGAAAGCAAGTTCTGGAAAAAACTAAAATCGCGCATTGAATCAAGTCAATATGAACTAACTGCGACTCGGATAGAAAACTCTCAAACCCCTGGCATACCCGACCTTCTCTTATTAGACCATAAAAAAAACTTACACCTGATAGAACTTAAAGTAACCCAGAACGCTAGGGTAAATATCAGTCCTTTTCAAGTTAGCTTTGCAACACGACATAAAGGTTCAAGAGTTTGGTTACTGGTAGAACGTCAAATGAAAGAAGGGCCTTTAGTCTATCTATATAGAGCTAACCAAGTTCAACAATTAGCAGAGTACAATATCGACACGGTTAGTCCAGAATTATCGTTTAGTCTGAAAGATTCTTTCGATTTATTCATCAATTGGATTTCACGCTCGACAAAAATTACGGGTTGCAAGTAATTCTATATAAGATTAATCTTATACCTCATTCTAACAAATGGAGTAAAAAAGAATGGCGGAAACTATTGAAAATCAGCAAACCGAGTTTCGGGTATCAATACCAGTTAGCGATTTGAGTGCACTCAATCTTTTTAGCGCAAAAAAAGACGTTAGGTATTTTCTAAACGGTTTACATATTGACGGGCGTTATATTACAGCGACTAACGGCCACGTTTTGATGCGGATAAAGCACCATTGGCCTGCGGAGCAATCTTTTATTTTGGATAGTGGAGTGATTGTCAGTAACCCAATATTGATGACTAGCAGAAAATTGTCCAACGCAATACTGCATTTTTCGAATGATTGTACTCTGTTAAAGGAAAATTGGGTTCAGTCCGTTGAGTTGATTCATGGTCTTAATCAAAACTCTCAAAAACTCGAAATAATCAACGGGCAATATCCCGATGTAGAGAGGGTAATTCCAAAAGTTGGAGACCTGGAAACCTCGAACGCCGTAATGCAAGGTCAATTCTTGGAGCTAATCGGTAAAACGGCCAAATTGTTAGACCCAAAAACTAAGGCTGTTGGCTGTCGGATTGTAGGCAATAAAAATGAGGCCCAACTTGTAAAAATAAACGGGCGGGAGGATGTCGAAATTGTCGTCATGCCAATGAAGAGTTAGCCATAAATAAACTAGCGAGGGCCTCATTCGAGGCCCTTTTTTTTGGGGTTGTGTATAAGAACGTTCTTATATACCATGGGCGGACATTCTAAAAAGGAAATGTGAAACATGAGAAACTTAAAAAATGAAATGGTCGACGTGCTATTAGAACCGCTCGACATAGAGGAAGCAAAAACCTATATCCAGGCTTGCTCGGGTTGGGACGATGTAACATTTGCGACGTATGCTGAGAACGTGGGAACTGAAAAAGTTCTTTCTGATTTCCAGGCCCTACTATGCAAAAACGCGCTAAAAGATTTCCCGCCAAAAGTGGGTCTCAAAATCGCGGTTCTCATATCCGACTATTTCGAAAAGGGGGTAAAATGAGACAGTATCCTATATGGCATCAAATCAACTCGTGCATTTATGCAAACAGTGGAACCCGTACGGGTAACAAATCTTTTGGTACAAAAAAACATAGTCAAACAGAAATAAAAGTGGGTTCTAGTAGCAAAAACTCACACAATTTTCTACGTCACGAAACGACGCACAGACAACACGAGAACGGAGACCGCGAGTTTCATTTCTATATTGATGGCGAAATTTTCAGAAAGGCCGTTTTAAAGAAAGGTTCCGATAAGTTGGAGATTATCTTTAACGCTGTTTGATTTATCGCGGTTGTGAAAGAAGGGCCTTTAAGGCCCTTTTTTTATGTTTAATAATATGCGATTATTCCCAGACATTCTAAAACAGGAGTAAAAAAGAATGGGAACGAGAGAACGTAGAAAGAAAACACGCGCTCAACAAAAAATCGCGAAGTATAGAAATAAACAGCGATTAATCGCAGTTGCTAAAAAGAAAGCCGAAATGGAAGCTTTAGAAAAAGAACTCGATATGGAGATAGTCAACAATGTTTAGTGCTGAGGCAATCAAACTTGGGAGAATCCAAGTCGAATTCGAGTGTTTATATGGAACTAAAGAGATGAAAGAGAGACTTTCAAAACGAGAGCGTACCGATGAACTCTTAAGAATATGCACTCGGGAGAATGTCGGTTTCCGATCTTTTCAATATTTGGAACGTCATTTATTGAAAGATTGAACAATGGACAATCGATAGAGGGCCTCATCCGAGGCCCTTTTTTTTGGCCGTATGATATGCGACAATTCCCAGACATTCTTAAATAGGAGAAAGCTCATTAAAAAGACTATGTATAGAAACCCGTTTTATCGTATCCGATGGTGTGAGGGGTACCCGCTCACAAAACCTCGAGTGGTAAGCATGAATGAAATGATTGATTCTGATGAATGGGACTTTCCCGATAGATTCTTATCTAATCTTGAAGGTTTGTGTGTTTCTGAAATGCTTAAGTTTGAGGATTTTTCTGGGGTACTCATATTCGAAAGAATCGATCTGGATTTATGAGTAAAAAAGTACTTATTGCGTTTGAGTGTAGTGGGGTAGTACGTCGAGCATTTCGCGCTGTTGGCTGCAATGCCTACAGTAACGATTTGCAACCGTCCGATGATGGTAGCGAGTTCCATATTTTGGGAGACGCGATAGACGCGATTAAATCTCAAGAATGGGATTTGATCATCGCGCACCCCCCATGTACGGCCCTCGCTGTATCCGGAAATTCTACATATGCGGAAGGAATGCCTAAGTATTCCGAAAGACTGAGCGCGATTGATTACACGATGGACCTATTTCAATTGTGTTGTTCGGTCGCGCCGAGAGTCTGCATGGAAAATCCTGTTGGCGTTCTACCCGTGAAACCCTCGCAATATGTACAGCCATGGCAATTCGGCCACGCTGAAAGTAAAAAAACCGGTTTTTGGTTATTTGGCCTTCCGCTATTGATGGAAACTCAAAACGTGAAATCTGAATATGACCAATTACCAAAAAATAAAGCTCAACGTTTGCATTATTTATCACCATCGAAAGATAGAGCAAAGTTGAGGTCCGAAACTTATACGGGCATTGCTCAGGCAATGGCCGAACAATGGAGTCCATTAATATGAATGGTTTGAATTGTGATCATTGCGGAAGGAAAGAACACGAGTCGAGTATGTCTTTTGTTAATGATCTTTTTGTGTGTCATAACTGTGAGGATGAAATCATGCTGGATAATGAAGTTTATGTGTTACGAAATCATAACGGGCGATTACTGGGAGAGTTCGAAGACCAAAAAGACGCGCTCGAAGAAAAAAATTTTTACGAAACCGAGACCGGTAATTTTGCGGATTTGTCGATTGAAACGAAACCGGTTCCCGACTTCTTAGATTAGAAACGGAAACCCAACCGAGGGCCTCGAATGAGGCCCTTTTTTTTGGTTTCAATTTGTAGTGTTTTCTATTCTGGGTCGTTTACTAGGTGAATACATAATCGGAACAAAAATGAAAAACGTGGTCAATTTAGAAAAATATCGAAACGCAACAAACGAACGGATACTCGTAGAAAAACTCAAGCTTTTGAACTGGGACGGGATACACAATTTATTCGACGTTATAGAAGACGATCTACCACTAACAGCCAGAATCATATTTTTGCTGGGAAAGTATGAGATAGACCCGTCACGCTGGGATTAAATAAGTTAAACCTGCCCCTTGTAGCCTCGGCCCTTTCCCTTAAAACGTACAGCGACCCCCAAGGTCCGCGACCCGTGACAACCCGTCCGCGATCCAAGGCCCCCGACTCCGGTCCAAGGTCCGCGACCCGCGACCCGTAATTCCTGGAATCTAACAAATTTACTTAGGCGCATGAATTTTGGGCCTCGGTTTTTGGTTCTTGGTTCAAGATCCGCGACCCGTCGCGCATTGTCCGCGATCCAAGGCCCTCGGTTTTTTGTTAGGAGTCCCACAATAGAGGCTAACGGATTTACTTAGGCGAACGGCCCCCACGAAAATTTTCCACGCGCCACGGCATTTTTGCCGACCGTGTACCGGTGCAACTTTTTTACAAACAATTACCCAAAAAATCGAACAGCCTTTCACTGTCAAAAAAAGGTGGTATTCTTGCCCAAGATCCGTGCTCCGGGACCCCTATGAATTTAGCCTTGGACAATGCCGAAGAGACCAAAAAACTTCGCTTAGAACTGCGTCTAAAGCAGTTGGAGAAGGTTGAAGCTTGTCACCAAGAATTTTTACCATTTGTACGTAGCATGTGGCCTGGGTTCATTGCAGGCCGTCACCACCACATCATCTCCGAGAAGCTTGAACAGATAGCCAACGGCAAGT